GCGGAAGCTATGGTACGATTGCAAGTACCTTTGATAACATGTTTACGTCTATGGATAATGGAAAAGGCTTCCTGGGAATTGGTGCAGATGCCGATCAGAGAGCACTAAACGAATTGTATCAGTCGATGGCTCCGGATGTTAGTCAGATGGGAAGCCTGATTGACCAGTACAGAGAAGCAGGGCAGGCAGTACCGAAGAGCCTTATGGAAGGATATAAGGAAGCAATCGAAGTCGGTGCGGCGGCAGGTGACGTTGATGCGGCTTGGCAGAATTACGCAAACCAGATTCTTGAATCTGGAAGCGAAGAAATGAAGAGCGTTTTGACGGATCCGAACAATCCAATGTACGAAAGTGTACGAGAGCAGTTGCCGGAGGAACTCAAAACTGCCATTGACAGGGCGACGGCAGAAACGACGCCAGATGAGATAACACTTGAAGGGCTGAGAGCTGCTGTCGATGGAGATGTGGATATTGACAAAGATTCCTGGGTATCGGCGCTGAATGAAAAACTGGGAGATCTTGCAACTACTGAAGAGGTTACTGCTGACAATGTAAAGATTAAAGTTGAGCAGGGGGATTGCCTTTGGGAAATTGGTAATGCTCTTGGAATTGACTGGCAGACGATTGCAGAACAAAACGGTATCGAAAGTCCATACATTATTCACCCAGATCAGGAACTTACAATTTCGATGGATACAATAAAAGCTGAAATGGACGGAGATAAGGCGCAGGCTGCTATCGAGCAGGCAATGTCGGCTCTGGATGCCGAAGGGGCAGAAATGTCCGTTACAGCAGAAGGAGTGAAGGTTGATCTGGCAAATGTTGAAGTGGATTCTGATGTAGCGGCGGCTCAGATCGAGTCGGCTCTTGGCATGGAATCCGGGACACTTGCAGCCAATGGCATTGAAATACAGGCAGGAGCAACAGTAACAATTCCACAGGAATTGGTACAGGTTGATACATCTGGCATACAGAGTGCTACTGAGGCGCAGACAGAAACAGAGCCCGTGGAAACAGATACGTCTGCAAATGTTAATATCACTGAAGCAACTACAGATGCGTCTGGTGCCAAGGAACAGGCACAGTCGGAAGTGGAATCTACATTTTCAGAATCTATGCCGGCAGACGGACATACCGATGTAACGCTCGATCAGACCAATAATGCAGCAGAAGTATATTCTGAAGTTGCAGGAGAAGTACAGTCTACCTTCTCTAATCCGATTCCTGCATCATGTACCGTCAACGTAACCCTTGACTGGCATATCACAAATCCATCTGCCGGAATAACGACATCAGGAAGTGGTTCTTCTGTAACGGCATCTATTGCAGGTAATGCAGAAGGAAGTATTGTTACCGGACCGTTATTATCCTGGGTAGGTGAAGATGGCCCAGAAGCAATTATTCCTCTTGGCTCAAAACGCCGTGATAGAGGTATGGACCTGTGGTTACAGGCAGGACGAGCGTTGGGCGTAAAAGAATATGCAGACGGTGGCATGATCGGAAATGTTCCACTGTCAGGAGATTCGGCAGACTCATCTTCCGGAAGCTCTGGCAGCAGTGGCGATAAAGGGCAGATCGTTGTCAATATGAATCCAGTCTTCAATATTAATGGAGACGGAGGAAATGATACAGTCAACTCAATCAAGGAGAAATTGAAAGAGCTGATTAACGAAATGTCCGGAGAACTGGCATCAAGATTGCTCGAATCGTATGCAAATATGCCAACATAGAAAGGAGAGAGGGTATGGAGATATATTTAAAAGAGGCGGCAAATAAGCAATCCTGTCTTCGCTTTCCTTCTCTCCCAGATAAGGAGATTACTGTTAAAGGAAATGCGAAGTACCAAAAATATGATCTGATAAAAAAAGGAACCTTTGCATTTCCAGCTGGTCCGGATATCAGATCATACGAATGGTCCGGATATTTCTGGGGCAGAGCGAGAAAGAAATGGAACATAAATACTAAGTGGTTGGACCCGAAGTCCTGTATAAAGAAACTGGAAAATTGGAGAGATAAAGGTACAATCCTGAATCTTGTGATTTCCGCTGGCGGAGGCATAAATACCGATGTCACAATACAGAGTTTTGAATACAAGAAGTTCGGTGGGAAAGGGGATTATTCCTATTCCATCACTTTTTATCGTTATCGCCCCCTTAAAATTCAAACTACCAAGGACCTTGGGATTGATAAAAAAAAGAAGAAGACGACAACTCGAACAAATTTGAAGAAAACTTCGACAGAAAAGAAAAAACAGACATACACGATAAAATCAGGGGATTGTTTGTGGAATATCGCAAAGAAATTTTATGGATCTGGTGCAGACTGGGAAAAAATTTACAATGCGAACAAGACGACAATAGAAAAAGCTGCAAAGAAATATGGTCATAAGGATAGTAACAAGGGAGATTGGATATTCCCTGGCACTATCCTTACGATACCGTAAAGGAGGCATTATGGTTGATCCGCTGAAATATTCTTACTATTTGGTTCTTGTAACTGAAAAAAAGAAGAAATATGACATAACAAATTTTGTCGAAGATTTGGGATGGGAAGAGCTGGAAAACGAACTTGCGGCCAGATTGTCGTGCACTGTAAAGAATGACAAGACCACAAAAGGCAGGATTTCCAGTCTTTCTAAGCCGGGATGCTATTTGTATCTGTACTATCGGTACAAGACTGGAACTGCGCAGGAAGCTATGCGTGGCCGGATTGTAGAATGGAACCCATCTGCGAAGTCAAGCAGTCAACCCTTAAAACTGAAGGCCTATGATAACCTGTATGATCTGCAGGAGTCCGAAGACTGTGTATATTATTCTTCCGGAGCAAGAACCAAGCAGGTTATACAGGATTATTTCAAAAAATGGGGCATACCAATTGGTAAATATACCGGACCTGATGTGGCTCATGGAGTTATTAAGGAAGATAAGAAGAAGCTCGGCACAATGGTCAAAGATATTCTGGATGAAGCAAAGAAAAAGGGCGGAGGCTATTCTATTATCCGCTCTGTAAAGGGCAAGGCCCAGATTCTGGCAATTGGCAGCAACAAGAATATTTATCATTTTGCCGAAACAGAAAATCTGATAAGCGTTTCGCACAAGATCAGCACTTCAGGAATGGTGACAAGGGTAAAAATCCTTGGAGAAGCAAATGATGATAAGCGTAGGCCGGTAGAAGCTACGGTTGATGGACAGACAAAGTACGGCATCCGCCAGAAGATACTTACCAGAGGCAAGGATGACAGCTTAGATGAGGCAAAAAAAGAGGCAAAGGAAGTCCTTGACGATGATGGAAAGCCGAAAGAGGAAATCAAGGTAGTTACTGTCGACATTCCTATCATCCGAAAAGGAGATATTATCCATCTTAAAATGTCAACTGGATCAGGGTATTACTGGGTAAAGGCAATTACTCATGATTGCGACAAGATGGAAATGACTATGACTTTAAAGAAAACTAAGTTGAAATCTTCGTCCTCGAAAAAGGATAACAAGAAAAAGGATGGAGATTATAGCATCGGAGATACAGTCAACTTCCATGGCGGCTATCATTATGTTTCTTCGGATGCAACGTCAGGATATAAGGTAAGCGCCGGAAAGGCGACAATAACACACAGTAATCCGGGCAGTGCTCATCCATGGTGCTTGGAAAATGTTAACTGGGCTGAGACCCATGTATGCGGCTGGGTAGACGAAGGCTCGTTTGATTAGGAGGGCATATGGCATATGACAGTAATGACGGTGTCGCACGATTAGCTGCGGTATTAGATGCAAGAATGAGAGATCATGCAGATAAGCCACTCTGCCTTGATTTTGCAGAGATTCAGGCAGACGGCAGCCTGCTCTCGAATACATTTCCGATTCCAATTCCTAAGAATGATTACAGAGTTTGTAGGCAATTAACTCTTGGAAAGACGGGAGATGCATTTTGCGATGTCCGGGCAGATGAACATTCTGGAAAAGCATATCTTCCGGAATCTATGCGGCAGTTGCAGGCTGGAGATAGAGTGTTGATTGCGTGGGTGCAAGACACTGCTGTTGTGATCGACATTATAACGAGACCGGTATAGGAGGAAATATGGCAGACAATAACTTATATCCGGTGGTAGACATTCCGGAATATGAGGAAGAAAATGAAGAATATGACACAGAGTACAAGCCATCTGTGGCGTGGGACTTAGAGAAAGGAGATTTCGTTTGTGAATCTCCTTTTTGTATGCTTAAAAGCGAAGGGCTCGAAGCATATAAGACATGGTGCGTAAAGGCAGTTGCTACAGAAAGGTATAGCTGTCTCGGATACGATGATGATATCGGTGCAGAGATGGAAGATGCCATGAAGGAAGAAGATGATACAGCTGTGGAACTGGCGATTGAACGTACCATAGAAGAGGCTCTGATGGTAAATCCAAGGACTGAATCCGTAGAGGATTTTGAATTTGAATGGGAACCATCTGTGGTCCATGTGAAATTTACAGTGTACGCAATACACTGGGAAAAATTCGATTTAGAAGTAACATTGAAAAGGAGATGAGAATTTGGCAGAAGAATTTGTAACTCCAGAATTTATAGATAACAGTGATCCTGATACCATCCAGTCGAGGATGATGAACAATCTTCCGGTTGATATTTCTGATATGCCGGCAGATTTTCCGCATGATTTCACCATGCCAACTGCAATCGAGATCTCCAGACTGATACAGTATAACCTTACCCGAACATTAATGTTGATGTTCCCAATGTGGGCCTGGGGTCAATGGCTTGATTTGCATGGTGTATCTGCAAAGGTTACACGAAAGCAGGCGAGCAGAGCATCCGGTCATGTGACCGTCGTAGGCACCGCTGGAACGATTATCGAGGAAGGGACGGTATTTTGTACAGAAGGTACGACAGATGTCGAATCTGTTGAATTTGCGACGACTGAGGAAGCAACTATACCAGAGCAGGGAACGGTTGACATACCTGTTGCGTCTGTTCTCACAGGAGCTTCTTATAATGTGACAAGAAATACTGTGACATTGCAGAAACAGCCAAACAAGAATGTTACTTCTGTGACGAATGAGAATCCTATCAGGGGTGGCACAGACGAAGAGGACGACGACACATACCGAGAAAGAATCCTTGAAAAGCTTCGCTCCGCAGAGGTTTCCTTTGTAGGATGTGACGCAGATTATGTCCGTTGGGCGAAAGAAGTATCTGGTGTTGGTTCTGCCGTGGTCGAAGCTGAATGGAAAGGACCTGGCACCGTTAAGGTTGTTGTTGCTGATCCGGATGGTTCTGCGGTTGGAGAAGATACTCTAAAAGCAGTTGAAGACTATATTGTATCCCCAAAGGACAGAATGAAGCGTCTGGCTCCGATTGGAGCATCCGTAACGATATCTACAGTGAAGGACATGACTATATCCTACAGTGCAGTGCTTGAACTGGAAAGCAATTACAGTATCGACAATGTAAAGGAAGCATTCCTGACAGCATTAAAGACCTATTACAGGGAAGCTAAGGACAGTGAAGAAATCCGGTATACGGTTGCATCTGCATTGTTGTCTAACACAGCCGGAGTAATTGATTTCTCAGATTTTCGTATAAATGAAAATACGAACAATATATCGGTTGCGGCAGACTATTATCCGATCACAACTGCGACGGAGCTTAATTTTACGGAGGGATAGAGATGCATATAGACAATGTTGATCTGGAACATTTTCCTACGAATGAGGTTGCTCAGAGGCTCCTGACGTATGTGACGAGAGGATGGTATGATAAGTCGTACGTCGGAAAATGGATTTTTGAGGTCATGGGTTTAGAACTGGATACGGCAATCAAAAGGATTGAAGAAGCGCAAAGTCAGGCATTTCCGGAAACGGCGGCATGGGGAATGCATTTTCATGAACTGACATATGGAATACCGATTGACAGGACAAAAGACATTGATGATCGCCGAAAAGCAGTCGTGAATCGACGCGATAGGACGGCCAGATCGTCCATTACGCCTTATAGAATGGAAAACATTATACAGACCGTATTTGGGCTTTCTGCGAGCGTCTCGGAACAGGTTGAGAAGTATATCTTCAATGTAGATTTGCTTATTGGTGCTGATTATCCGATATATTCTGTCGATGCTTTGCTGGAATATCTCCGAAAAATAAAACCATCTCATCTGGCAATGCAGGCCCGAT